GCATCAGAATTATTGAGAATACTTTCAACTAATAATACGAATCCTGTTGTACCGAACTGCACTGAAAACGAAGCCATTACATCAACACAGACAAACTGGAAGACGCAACAATTCCGTTATTCGATTAAGCGTTATGATATTATTCAAAGTGGAACGGATGCGAATAGTGTATCCACACCATCTGCGAATGGTATTAATTTAGAGGCATCAACATATTGGAATAACAATCTGGCAAAGAACATTAAAAAAAGAATCTTCATTGAAGGTACTTGTGGTAATGTTTCGACGGGTGCCTATGCCGCATCATTCAATGCGACTGCCTATAATTTACAAATTCTGGTGAATGGATTTATCTATGGTCAGGGAGGAACTGGTGCATTAAAGAGCAGTGGTGGTGGAACTGGTAATAATGGCGGACCTGCATTATATGTGAATTCACCATCTGGTGGACCAGTTGAAATTGTTGTAGGAGGATCTGCCAGAATCTGGTCTGGTGGTGCTGGTGGATCCAGAGGTGCCGCAGGATCAACAGGAACATCTGGACAATGTACGACCTATTATAATCAGAACACTGGACAGAGTTGTAACAATTGTCCTGGATGTAATGCAGGTGCCACTGCAGACTATGGTTGTATTAATAATGGTGTTTGTGCCCAGTATTTCAAAGGACCGACTTATTACTGGTATTATCGTCAATGCCAATATGCACAAGTCTTTTCAGTTCCTGGTGCCCCTGGTGGTGCTGGTGGTGGAGGAGGAAATGGTCAGGGTTATACTTTAACAAGAACTGATTCTGCAACATTAGGACAATCAGAAGGACCAACTTCAGGATCCCCAGGTGGTTGCCCAACTTATGGTGGAAATGGATTTGATGGTGAAAGAGGATCCAATGGTGCAGACTGGGGTAATAATTCTAATGGTACTGGAGCATTTAATGGTGGAACTGCAGGAAGAGCAATCACAGGTGGTAACTACACCGTCAGTGGATCAACGACGAATATCAAAGGACTTTATCAATAATTGTGTTATAATTAGTATACGTGCATTTTTTATTCAAACAACATGGCTGAACAGGAATATCCTTCATTAGGAGAACAAGGTAAGAATCTGGCAAAGTTCACATTTGAAGTGATTAAAGAAGCATTTGCCAATGGACATGAAAAGTTGTTTGTGAGTCAAGAGATTCAAAATCAACGTTTAGATATTTGTAGAGAATGTCCTTACTTTGATGGTAAACAAGGACGTTGTAGACATTGTGGATGTTTCCTTGCTTATAAGGTAAGGTTCTCATTAGAATCATGTCCTATTGAGAAATGGACAATTAGTGAACAGGATTGGTTAGAATCTGGATTTGAACAAGTTAAGGAAAAGGTTCTGAATCCAGATCCAGAAATTGATCGCCCACGATTCCCACATCAAAAGGAATTAGGAACAAAGTATAAATGGACAATGCCAGAACCTGATAGTCGTACATTGTATTGGTATTGGAATGGTTCAATGTGGGAGTTTGATCCAACACCTGAAGAACCCAATTATACTGAGGAAGAGGTATTAGCACATCGTCAAATGGTTGCAGAACAGGAAATGCAAAGTGTAGGTTTTGTTGATCATGTTGCTCTACAGGATGATTCTCCCGAATTAGTAATGTGGAGAAAGATGGAAAGAGAGCGTCTAATTGCACAAGGTATTGACCCAGATACATTAGAGGAAGAAGAATCATCACAGACTGAAGAGGATACAGAAACAGCACAATTGATTGATTCTATTATTGATGAGATTGCATTGAATACTCTTGAAACTGTTCATGAAGAGGTAGAAGAAGAGCAACCAAAACCAAAGAAGAGAGGTAGACCAAAGAAAACATCATAATCATCAGAACCTCCTTTTTAGGAGGTTTTTTAATTTAAATATAAAACCACATAAATCCTTTCCAAGTATAACGTCCATTACTTCTTAATGATTTAATTAGTCCAGTCCCCCTGCTATTACCACCAACTTTTCTAATCGCATCGGCAATACTTTCAAAATGATGTTCCTGCCATGTTATTTTATTAACTGCTTTGACTGCTTTTTTCTTACTCTTTTGTTCAAGTAGTTTCCATCTATAACCATAACACTTATATCCTTTCTTAGCACTTAATAAGATATTGCTGTTCTTATTACGATCACCAGCAACTTCTTCTGCAGCATCACGGGCATTATCCCATTCTCTTATTTCACCTGTTTCGATATTCAGTCCTTGTATCTTGATGCCAGAGTGTTTACCATTACCTCTGTTCTCATCAGTTAAGAATCCCCAATTTCTTTCTTTTGCTTTTTCAGTTAAAGCAGTTTTTATATTAGCAACTTCTTCTTCTGTTCTTTCTCTATTAGATGCTATTTCACTTAATTTTTGTTTTGTTTCATTACTAAAGATTGGACGACTTCCACCACTTGTTGCATTATAACCTTCTGCACTTTCAAAGGTATTATATTGTTCTATCCAATATTGTTCTTTTTCATCTAATAAACTTTCATCACACTCATCTATTTCTTTAATCATAAAGTTGTGATTGCCATACTTACGCATAGCACGATGTAGTGGTTTATCACTCATTCGCAATGCTTCTTGTATATGTTGTTGCCACCTTTTATTCATTCCTTGGGTGGTTTGTCCAACGTATTTGTGTCCGTTTTGTTTGTTGATGATGAGGTAGATGATTCCTTGGGACATTTATATTTTAGATAACACTTTAATTATTGTATATATCTTATATGTTATTTTAGATAGTTATGATTGTTATTGTGAGATTAAATATTTGGTGATTCTCAATAAGCGTTTTGTAAATGAGAATAAATAAAAGGTTTTATTGAGAATAGTAAGAAAATACTGGTTCTTATTGCAACCTTTGCCAGCGTATCATAAGACGCGCAGTTTGTCAACCCCCGGGGACGCCCAGAAATTCCCAGACCTTGACATTCTTATAAGTTCGTGCTAGAATCTCGACGAGACTTATGTTACGAGAAGCACATAAATCTCGACAAGAGTGTATATATACTATCATGAATCTCGACGAGACGTGTGCATCATAAGGGCTTGCAATCTCGTCGAGCTTTATGCTACAATACATAAGCATCACACAAATCTCGACGAGCATTATGTACGACGACTACGATCTCGACTATACATACGCATCAGATTACACATACGATCTCGACGAGTATTATGCACAAGATGCAGATCTCGACGAGGATTATGCACGAGATGGGCAAGATTACGAAACGCTTGCATATCGTCATTATGCATGATATAATCTAGTACACATACACGAGATTCTTATGCCTACCACACACGCAAAGCGCATGGTACGAGTTACACTAGATCTTATGTGTTATGAAGATCTAGAACTAGAAGGTATTAATTGGCGTGAACTCCTACACCTAGAAGGTGATGAGGATGTCAATGTTAGCATCAAAGATTACAGCGATATCTTCTGATGTGACAGTTCGAACATTGGATCTTATTCTCAATTACTAGTCCTTATTGATTCTCAATAACAAGATCTTATTGATAATGATATAATTCCCTATTAGCACGAAGATCATCGGAATTCAACCGATCTTGTGCCACTTTTTGAACTGTCACAAGACTAGTTGCAATTGCCCACCTGATGGGATATTCTACATTCGTCGTCGGGAATTGCTTCGTGAAAGACATTCGAATTCGTGTCGAAACCTACGATGGTTTGTGTACAATTTGGTATGAGCGTTCAAAACTCAAGAATGCTTGCGACATTATCAGCAAGCGAGTATACAACCAACTCTGTGGTTTGAACATCAAAGAAGTCAACGTTTCGGTGATCTGATTATGTGTGGTCCTGCATTTGAGTATACTCGGGAAGATTTCCTGAATGATGCGTCCCCTGAAGAATGGGATGAATGGGAACAGAAAGCAGCAGAACTTGAGCTGCCCCTTGATTACTACCTTGCGGAGTTTGTGTAATGAATTTCGTTCAGTACGTGAGATCTTTCTATGGTCCTGGTGGTATCTACGACATGGGTGCCACGGATGTTATGATCATCGAAGCCACCATTCAGTATATTAATTCGGGTGCAGATTTTGCTGGCGATAGCTTCGATCGTGAAAATGTACGTGACATTATGATTAATCAATATTCGCTTGTGCCAATCTGAGAACTGGCACACACCCCCTAGACATTCTCCCTGATCCGTTCTACATTACATTCGTTCACCTGAAGGACACCGATGAGCACTGCAACTTACAACGGTTGGGCAAACTGGGAAACGTGGAATGTTGCACTCTGGATCGGAAATGATGAGGGTTTGTATGATGCTGCCAAGACCTGCAGTAACTATCAAGAATTAGTGCAATTGCTTCGTGATTGTGGTAGCAAAGAGACCCCAGATGGTTGCCGTTGGGATGATCCTAAGATTGATGGGATTGAGATCAATGAGATGATGGACGATCTCTGAACTGGTACAAGGGGGGTTGCGATGCCCCCCAGTTCGTGCCATACTAACTTTGTTCCTGAGAGACACACCATGTTTGATGAACTCTGGTCTGAGATTGCTGATGCTCCTGGTGAGATCTTCGACGTGATTGAGTATAAAGAAGAATGGGAGAAAGATGAGAAGTTCAATGTAGAATCTTACATCAACTCCAACTACGATTACTGAAACCATCATGAATGACGCTGTTGGTAAGCACGCAGTCAAAGAGTTCTTTACACAATCTGAATGGGATTTGATCTTCAATCTTGTTTCTAACAATGTTCAATTTTGTGAAGATGAAGAACAGGATCCTGTAGAGGATTACTACTCTATCGCAGACAAGATCACCGCACTTTTCAACAACAACTAACATGAATCGTTCTGAACTCCAAGATCAACTCATTCAGCAAATCCTGGATGATATGGACATCAAAACCATGATGGCGTGTTTGTATGATTCTATGAGTGAGAGTTATGATAACTATTCGGATAAAGAATTGATCGCAGAGGTAGAAGAATACTACCCGCATCTTCTGGAGGATTAATTATACCCAGGGCGGCCGCTTCGCTGTGCCAGTTGGCGGAGTGTCCACTGCTGCCCCCAAAGCGTCCGACCCCGTGCCTATAATGTCTGCATGACTTACGAAATCCTTTGCCCCTCTGCCCCTGAGCAGAATGAGACCACGACCGATCTGGATCGTGCCATGCTGATTTGCCTGGACCTCTCTGAGGAGTTCGGATACGCTGAGATCCGTGACTGCTTCGGTAACATTGTCGGAGACTACGGGGATCCTTCCACCTTCCTGTGACAGTTGACAAGGTGGCACACACCCCCTTGTGCTCCGCCTGATTCCGTGCCATACTAACAGCATGAAAAACACACACCTCGAACACCCTGAAGATACCATCCTGACGGGTGATCTTTCTGTTCTGGATTGGTTCGTGAATCCTGGCACCATGAGTGTTAAGATTGACGGCGCACCTGCCATCGTCTGGGGTATCAATCCCGCCAATGGTAAGTTCTTCGTTGGCACCAAATCTGTGTTCAACAAAGTTAAAATCAAGATCAATCATTCTCATGATGAAATCGATCAAAATCATGCAGGGCAGGTTGCAAACATTCTGCACGCTTGTTTTGATTGGTTGCCTCATTCAAACGGTATCTTTCAAGGCGATTTTATTGGTTTTGGTGGCGATACTGAGTATACTCCTAACACGCTCACTTATCAGTTCCCTGAGGTAGTTTCTGAGAAGATTATTGTTGCTCCTCATACTTACTACATTGCAGAGAATGATCTTCGTGATGCTGTAGCGTATCCGATGAACTTTATCATCACGGATACACCTTATGTGAAATTTGTCAAACCCCAAGCATACATTCAGCACGATCCTTGGAGTCGGAGTGGCAATCCCTGCTGCTTTGATGATGTTAAGGAAGTGTGCGACTTTGCCCGTCAAATGTCTACTGCCTGTGAGTTCGTAACTGATAAGGAAGCGGCAAAGATCAAACAGCAGATTAATGCCTGCATTCGTGCTGGTGAAGAGATCAACCCTGATGACTTTGATTGTGATGCTAACCTGCTGCGTTTGTGGGCATTGGTGAAGTCAATCAAAGATGATTGTTTGTACCTCTGCCGCAATGATGGTCCTGCAGCATACCTTTACGGCAACAGAATCGACGCCGAAGGTTATGTGATGACCAATGAGTTTGGTATGTTCAAACTGGTCAATCGTGAGGTCTTTTCTAATGCTAACTTCAACAACGGACGCTTTCAGTGTGCCAGTTGAAGAGGTGGCACACACCCCGTTGATCTGCCTCCCTGACCCCCTATAATTACTTCAGAAGCGAACCCTCCCAGAGAAACCACCCGCCATCGGACAGGTCCCTGGGGAAGATCCTTCACTTGCTCTAGGAAGTGGCACAACTGCCACAACGGGGGAACTAAGGGCACCCCTCACCCCATTACTTCACAAACCATGATCAAACAAACTCTCACCAAGTCTGTTGTGGTTAAAGTTAACGGATCCTGGAAGAAAACCTGTCAGGATGTTGTCGCTCCGATTAATTCCTGGAAGCGTATCAATGAAGCAATCGATGCTATCTTAGATCAATCCATCGAAGATTATGGCATCCTTCACAAACCCTTTGCCCCCGTCATTCTGTGACCTTAGGGAAAGCAATCCTAGCGGTGGCACTGGTGACAATATTCTGGCACCCCCTGCAACCGCTCCGCCATGTGACAGCTGACGCACTGGCACTCACCGCCGACATCATCAGGGACTGACCCTGTAGACTTCTTTCAGTTCATACGACACCCCCCTCCCATGCGTAAGATCGAACGTCTGATGAATGCTGCCATCACCGCTGGCAAAGATTTCAAGATGGCAAACACCGAAGTTATCAACTGCTCCAACGTTTCTGATGTTTACCTGCACGGCAATCTGATCGCCCGAATTGGTGAAACCTGGATCGAATTGTTCGATGGTGGGTGGCGTTCTAACACTACCAAATCCCGTTTGAATGCTATTCTTTCTGAGCATGGTTGCCCTGGTGAAGGTATCTTTCAGAAGAACTTTCAGTGGTTCTTCTGCTCTAAAGATTATGGCACAATTCCTTTCTTTTCTGGAATGCGTCTGAACTGATTAACAGGAACGGCAGCGCCTTTAAAGACTGCCACCCGTACACTTTCCTTTTTCATCATGACTCAATCCCTGGCAATCTCTCTCCTGAAGCAAGGTAACAACGGAGAGCAAATCCTGCGGATTCTTGAATCAATTGCCCAAGATGATCAGCAGGGCAATGTAACCGATCTTCAGGGCAACCCCGTGATCTGGTGACACTCTGACAACCGCACACCCCCTGCCGATTCGGTGGGGGGTTGCCTGTAGAATTCTTTCAGATCAAACGACCTGACCCGATGCGCCTCTCCCCCGCTTCCCGCCTCTCCACCCGCTCCCTTGAGTGGGTCGCCTACCGCAACGACGGCAGCAACTTTAACGCCATCACCGCCCCCGTGGGTCACCCCGCTACCATTTGGACTGAGACTTTCCGCCAGGCACACGCTGGCGATTATAAGGGCTGCCCCGTGAGCGGGTGGGTCACGCAGCAGGGGTGACGCCCCCTTCGTTCGTGCAGCAGCAGCGCCCCCGTCCCGTTGGTTCGGGCGGGGCGCCCCCGTATAAAATCGATGGGTCCCCCTAACCTACAAAGTGTTACGAAAGCGATCAAAATGTTCCACCCGACTTAAAAATTTTTTCCCCATATATAAGATTAAAAATAAGTTTCATAGTATGAGAAAAAATTCCGGAGATAAATTTGTGCCCGTACAAGTCGATCCAATAACGGGGGAGTATTTTATAACAATACCTGAAGAGATAATCAATGAACTAGAGTGGTACGAAGACACGGAAGTTCGGATTGCCCTAGAAGGTAATGAGGTTATCATTACAGAACGGAGTAATTGACAACCACTACATAATATTGTATGATACTGAAGTAAACGCATTCTATTATGGCTAAAGGATTTACTGTAAAAGCAAAAGCCCCGCAGACAACAGAACAAGAGTGGGACTATGATAAAGCCAGAGAATTGGTAAGAGGTAAGACCATTGTGTTTTGTCTCCCTGGGCGTGGTGTTTCTTACACTTACTTAAAAAGCTTCGTGCAGATGTGCTTTGACTTGGTACAAGCTGGCGCTAGCATCCAAATTTCGCAAGATTATTCCTCGATGGTTAATTTTGCACGTTGTAAGTGTCTTGGCGCAAACGTTCTCCGTGGACCAGATCAAGTTCCCTGGGATGGAAAACTGCCTTATGATTGGCAACTTTGGATTGATAGTGATATTGTTTTCAATACTGATAAGTTCTGGCAACTTGTTCTGATGGAAAAGGATATTGCTGCTGGTTGGTATGCAACGGAAGATGGTGTGACCACATCTGTTGCTCACTGGTTAGAAGAAGATGATTTCCGTAGTAATGGTGGTGTAATGAATCATGAAACGACTGAAAGTATCTCAAAGCGTCGCAAACCATTTACTGTTGACTACACTGGATTTGGTTGGCTTCTGATTAAGAAAGGTGTCTTTGAGCATCCTGAGATGAAGTATCCCTGGTTTGCTCCTAAGATGCAAGTCTTTGAAAGTGGCGAAGTTCAGGATATGTGTGGCGAAGACGTTTCTTTCTGCCTTGATGCAAAAGAAGCAGGTTTCGAAATCTGGTGCGATCCTCGCATTCGTGTTGGTCATGAAAAAACAAGAATTATCTGATACAAAATATAATATCCTCTGTAATGGGCGTAAAATTTATACTCATCTTACAGAGGAAGAGTACTTCGAAATCATGGAGGACCTGTCAATTCAATATTATCAGACAGGTACTCCACACCCTGACGAAGTAGAAACTGAAATTATTGGAAAACACTGGAGTCTTATAAACAATGGCAAAGTCAAAGGTAGGTCTGAATAAAAGCTCTTATATTCCTGGTCCGCCGAAAAAGTCTCGGCAAGGAGATGGTGGTGGAACTAAATATGCCGCTACCTCGCGTAACTCGGCTCGTAAAAAGTATAGAGGGCAAGGAAAATAATATATGGAAGACCTAGAGAACTGGATTGATATTATTAAAAAATCTCATCCAGATCTAAAAGGTCATTCTATTTGTCCATTTGCAAAAGCAAATACTTATAAAATCGTAAATTGCTCGATAAACGACATCAAACCTCTCGATGAAGAGTTTGGTGTCGTTATTTTTGTAGTTGAAGATGACCTAGACATTGATTATGGATATCAAAAAATAGAAGAATTAAATCAAAAGTACCCGAAATACAAATTTTTTGATGATTTTCGTGATGAAGATAGTTTTATTAATGGTGTACAAACCAATAATGCCAAGTATAACTTAGTTTTATATCAAGATTCTCAATTTTTAACCAAAATGAGACAAATTTTGGCAAAGACAAGTTATTATGACTTGTGGGATGATGAATATTTGAAGAAAATTTTAGAAAAAGATTATGAGATGGTCCAAAAAATAAGAAATAAATAGATTTTTTGCGAAAAAACTGAGTTGGAATACTTTTCAATGGGTAAACACCTGCTCTTAGAGGTGTATGACGTAGATTTTGCTCTTTTAAATGATGCAATATCACTCCAAGCAGCGATGGAGAGTGGTATTAAACGTGCAAAAATGACAATTCTTAACATTTTTGCCCATTGTTTTGTTCCACAAGGATGCACAGTTGTTATTGCACTCTCAGAAAGTCATGTTTCTTGCCATACTTGGCCAGAAAATGGGTGTTTGGCAATTGATGTGTACACTTGCGGGGAAGGAAACCCAAGACTCATTGCCTTAGAAATGCTAAAATATCTTAATTCTGATAACTATCGACTTAGAGAAGTTGATCGGTAGTTAAATACTTAAGGAGATAGCAACCTCCTTCATAAAAGTTCTGTTTTATTCACTAAAACAGGAGCTAAAATGTCAAATCTACCTACAGATAGAGATTCAAATTACATGAGAGAGATGTGGGGAACCACAAAATTGATTACTGATTACGATTCGGCACCACCAAAAAGAATCATTCAGGAAGTCATGCACGATTCTGCACCAAAGCATGATTTAAAGAAACAAACTGATCTACACGAAAAAATTCGTAACGATGAAGACTATGATGATTGGACCTATGGAACTGAGCCAACATACGGATCTCCATGGAAATGATCCTAAATAAATGAAGAAAATCTTAGTCTCCAATGGCAGTAGAGAGAATATCAAGAACATTTAAGGATATTAGTTTATCTTTTGAACCTCATCCTGTCACTAAAGATTTACAGATCTTGAAGAATGAATCTGCAATAAAGCGTTCTGTGAGAAATATTATTGAAACCATTCCATCTGAAAAATTCTTTAACCCAAATTTTGGTTCAAGAGTTAATGAATTACTTTTTGATTTTGTCGATGTTGGTTCAGCATTGCTGATTGAAGAGGAAATTAAAACATCTTTGAGGACATATGAAGAAAGAATTGAAAATGTTAAGGTATATGTGACACCATCTCCTGATGAAAATACCTTTGAAATTTCAATTCAATATGACATTATTGGGCAAGATTTTCCACAGCAACAATTTAGGTTCATCTTAGAAAGCACAAGGTAAAATGCCTTTTACACAATTTACAAATCTAGATTATGACAATATAAAGAAGTCCATCAAAGATTATATTAGAGCAAATTCAAATTTTACTGACTTTGACTTTGATGGATCTAATCTTTCTGTACTGATTGATATTCTTGCGTATAACACATACGTAACTGCTTTTAACTCTAATATGATTGTGAACGAATCCTTCCTGGATTCTGCAACTCTCAGAGAAAATGTAGTTGCACTAGCAAGAAATATTGGGTACGTACCTCGCTCTAGAACTGCTTCTAAGGCAATCGTTTCATTTCAGGTACAAACATCAAGCACATCTCCAACATGCACCCTAGAGGCGGGTCTGGTGTGTGTAGGAAGTATTAATGATACAACGTATCTGTTTTCGATTCCAGAATCAATAACAACAACCATTAATAATGGTGTTGCAACATTTCAAGACATCACAATTTATCAGGGATCATACTTGGTCAATCAATTCCTAGTTGATGGGTCTTTAGATCAAAAATTTGTATTGGATAATGCGTACATTGATACATCAACAATTAATGTTTATGTAAAGTCCGTTGCAGATTTGGGAAAAGGTAGAGAATATTCTTTAACATCAAGTATTTTAAATATTAATTCAACATCTGAAACTTATTTGATTCAAGAAATTAAAGATGAAAGATATCAATTGTTATTTGGAGATGGTATCTTCGGTAAAAAACTAGAAAACAACGCTGTAATTACTGCATCATATATCGTTACTGATGGTGCTGATGGGAATGGTGCAAGAAGTTTTGATTTTTCTGGTAGACTTCTTGGATCATCAAATGAAGTTATTTTACCATCAACTTCAATAAATGTTACAACAACTCAACCATCGATCAATGGTGGTGATATTGAAAGTGTAGATTCTATCAAGTATTTTGCACCTAGATTATACTCTTCAAATTATCGTGCTGTTACATCTAGAGATTATGAGTCCATTATTCGTGAAATATATCCAAATACAGAATCAGTTTCTATAGTTGGTGGAGAAGAATTAGATCCTCCTCAATATGGAAATGTAATCATTAGTATTAAACCAAAAAATGGAGATTTTATCTCTGATTTTGACAAGAGGCAAATTCTTTCTAAATTAAAAAATTATAGTTTATCAGGAATTAATCAATCTATTGTAGATCTTCAAGTTC